ACTGTCCCGGCTGAAGTTCGAGCAGGAATTGTTCAACAAGGCACAAGATGCAGGCATTACGCTCACCGATAAGATGACGGCAGAACTGAAGCGCCGTGCTGGTGAGATGGCGGCGCAAGAGGCCAAGAATACACACGATACGTTTGTTGAAGGCTTGATACAATCAGGTGATGCACAGTCACGTGCGCTTGACATGCAGCGTACAGCGTTGGGACTTACTGGTCAGGCTCTCGACTCATACACCTACAGTCAGACCATACTCAACGATGCTTTGAACAAGCACATCGCATTGTCGCCTGCTGAGATTGCTGCGATTAAGGAAATGGGCGACAACTATGCTGCTGGCAAAGCACAAGTTGATGCCATGACTGAAGCCTTGAAACGTCAGGCTGAACAACTCAAGTTTGTCAAAGAGACGATCAAAGGTGTGTTCACTGAGTGGGTCAACAACGTCCGCAACGGACAGAGTGTGTTTGGTGCGTTTGCTGACTCGGTGTTGAATGCTCTGAACAAGATCATCGACAAAGCACTGGATATGGCTCTCAACGGGGCACTCGATGCGATATTTGGCGGTGCAAGCAGTGGCGCTGGTGGCGGGCTGTTCTCGTCGTTGCTCAGTGGTATTGGTGGAGGCTTGAGCAGCAATAGCCAAGCCGCCGCAGCGGGTGGATCGTATGACTTCAGCCCGGTCGCATTCGCCAAGGGTGGTATCGTCGACAACCCCACCATGTTCAAATTCGCCAAGGGCACCGGGCTCATGGGCGAGGCGGGGCCAGAGGCGATCATGCCGCTCAAGCGGGGCGCAGACGGTGCGCTCGGCGTCCAGATGCACGATGGTGGCCGTGGCGCGTCTCAGGCGCCGTCTGTGACCATCGCAGGCAGCACCTACAACGTCGGTGGCGTCACTACGCCGGCTGAGATCATGGCCGCGATCCGCCAGGGTGACGAGCAGGCCAAGGCTGAACTGGCTCGGGCGATCCCCGCACTGCTGTCCGAATATCAACGCAATGGGACGACCGGCTGATGGAGATATTCGACTTCCCGGCACTGAGGGTGTCCAAGCAAGTATTCCATGTGCCAGGGCAGGCTGTGGATGGCGGGTTCACCTCCGGTGCCGTTCGCATCCTTTCACCGGAGCCCGGTGGGCGATCTGTGTTGGAACTGCAGATCGCGCTTCAGGTAGGCGAGTGGGACAACCCCGAATCAAGCTGGCTGATGTCGAAGGGTAACGGTGAGGTGTTCCGCGTCCGTCTCGCGCCGACACCACAAGTCTTGAGCGCCCGCAGCGCACAGCCCGACTGGCGCAGCAACGCGCTCTGGAGCGAACAGAAGCCTGTGTCGACGGACATGGTGGCTCGATATGACGCTGTGGCGCTTGAGGGATCAACGACGCTGGTAGTCGACATGACAGCCCATGGCGATCGTATTAGGCGTGGTCATGTGATCGGACACGGGGATACATGCTATGGCATTGACAAGGTAATCTATAATCACACCACTCATCGCGCAACACTAACTGTCAAGCCGCCATTGCGCAATCCTGTAGCGGTTGGAGACACGGTGCTGTTTCGCCCATACTTCACTGGTGTGATGGGCAATATCGAAGAATTGCGCACCACATACGATGCTGAACAGGTTGGTGCTATTCAACTCGGCAAAATCGTGTTCACCGAGGCTATCGTATGAGCGAGTTTGACGATCTGCTTGAGGAATACTTGGGTGACGAAGAAGTCATGTCCGATATTCGCGTGGTCATCCGCCGTTTGTGGTTCTATGACTTCGATGGTTTTCCCACACGCATGTGGTCTGGTAAAGGTCGTCTGTTCACTACAGGTGGTCTCGAATGGCTCGGAACCATCAATGACAACAATCAAGATATTCATGTGACACCACGTCTGCAGGACGGTCGCGATGGATCGTCTGCGTCGTATCAGTTCAAGATGACAATTCCCGATCTGCCAGATGAGTCGTCCGGTGAACTATACGAGGCACTGAAGGCTGATCAGGGTCGCACGTTTGGCCGTGAACTGACATGTTATCTAGCTATCTTTAAGGATGGCGAAGGCCTACGTCCAACCACACCAATCAAGTTCTTCAAACGGCTCACCATGCAGTCCCCGACTTTCAGCGAAGGCTTTACGACAGGCGCGGGCGGTGTGTTGGTTCGTACCTACACTGTCTCGGTTACGGCCAAGGATGGCAACTCGGGTCGGTCGAAGATCCCGAACCGGACGTACACCGATACCGTCCAGCGCGAGTACGCGCGGCAGATGGGCGTTGCCAGCCCGCCCGATAGAGGGCTTGAGTACGTGGCCCAACTAGCCAACAAGACCTTCACCGTTGAGTGATCTGCTGGGCCAAACGATCGATGCTTGGCGTCGTGGCTCATTCGTGTGGGGGCAGAGCGATTGCCTGCTGTCCGTGGGTGACTACGCCCATACGGCTCGGCCCGACACACCCGACATCGCGGCCCGGTTCAGAGGCACGTATGACACCGAGGAAGGCGCCATGGCACACGTCCTGGCGTATGAGGGCTGTGACGGGCTACTTGATCTGTTCGGCCTACCTCGCACCGAGAACCCCGTCCGTGGCGACATCGCGGTCATCTACACGGGTGAGACCGAGATAGGCGCGCTCTGTACTGGCGACACGTTTGTGCTAAGGCTGGAGCGGGGGACCGTCGAAGTAAATGCGCGGTTCATCGATTTGATTGCTGCTTGGAGTATTTGACAGTGGGTAAAGTCGGCAAGATTCTGCTCGCTGTTGTGACGATTGCGGCGATCATTGCTTTGAACATTTATGCGCCTGGATTGGGTGCCGCACTCGGCTCGGCCATTGGTGTTAGTGCCCAAGTCGGTACTGCTATTGTCATCGGCATAGGCACGTTTGCCATTACGCTCACATCCGCGTATCTAAACAGCGCGTTGTTCGGCAAAAAGATTGATTACGGTAAACAGAAAGTCAATCTTAGACTTGAGGATGCGACACGCTGGTTGCTTGCTGGGCCGGTGTTACAGGGTGGCGCGTGTGTGTTCGCAGACCATGATGCTCAAGGTAATCTATGGGTGGTAATCGTCCATGGTGACAGCATTCTCAATGGGGCGCCGCAGTATTATTTGGACAATATTCTTGTCACTGTTGACGGCGCAGGGCAAGTAACTACGCCAGATTTCAAAACAGACGATGGTGACGTGCTGTGGACGTTGAAAACGTACACCTATACAGAAAGCAACCCGACACCACCGGGCGCTACGACACTACAGGCGGCGTTCCCCGGTCAGTGGGATGTCACTTCTCACATGCTGGTTGGCACGACGTACACCGTTATGCGCGGGCGGGCCACCAAGATCAAGAATAGGTACAAGCAATACAAGTGGCGCGGCGCTGTTGGATTAGGTGAGCCGAACATTGCGATATTTGGTAGCTGGTCAAAAATGTACGACCCGCGTGATCCGTCACAAACACTTGGTAATCGAAGCACATATAAACCGTCCAGCAATAGTGCTTTAATGTGGGCATGGTGGCGCACTCATCCGTTTGGTCGCAACAAACCAGAAAGCGAAGTCAACTGGCAACGTGTAGCTGAGCAAGCTAACATCTGCGATGAAACGATTACTGGTATTGAGAGCACGCAAAAGCGTTACGAGTGTGCCATCTCTGCGCAGGACAACGTGGATCGTGCGGCCATTGAGGCGAATATCATTCTGTCCTGCGATGGTCAGTTAGTGTTTGATGATGACGGCAAGTCGTGGATGCGTGTTGGCAAGTATCAGGCCCCGGCTCTGGCTCTCGGCAAACGTCGTGACATCATTAGCATGTCCAGTCTGGTCGCACAGGACGGGGAGAGTGAGACGCAGGGAGTCATCGTGCGATACATGGACCACAACGCCGCGTTCTCCATTCAACCGTCCGCTGCTTGGTATAACCCGAACTATTATGTGGCCGGCAAAGGTAATACGTTTCTGTATGTAGACGTACCTACCTGTTTCAATCATAACCAAGCGATGCGTCTGGCCAAGTCGATCGGCATGCGGTCGCAGCCTTTGCAGAAGATTGCTCCGACTGTAGGATTGCGTGGTGTTCGTGCGATGCAGGAACGGTTTGTCGAGATACAATACGACAACGAGTTTGCTGGCGATTATGAAATCATTGCACCGGTCGATGTGGATGAGAGCGGTTTCTTCTGTTCGTTAAATCTCGTCCCGGTTGACGCAAACAGATTTGACCTGCTTACAGGCGAAGAAAAACCGCGCCCTAACTCAGCAGTTAGTTCCGGTGGCGGTAGCATCGAATTGCCGGCCGTAACATCTGTCGTTTACAACAATGGTCGTATCGAAATACAGTTTGACGACCCATTGAGAGACGACGTGACTTATGAGTTTCAGTCCATAGCGCAAGTGGATGTTGCGACGGGACAATGGGCCGACATGACAACCGACATGGATGCGCTATTTGCTTATAGTGGCCCGGTTGACTCTTATAGACCACAATTGGTTCGGTGGCGCACTGTGACTGCCGGTGGATCGACAACAGCATGGTATGATCCCCCTTACTTGCTCGATCCGCAAGCGTTGGCATCTGTCACAAACTTGACTGTGAATGTCAGCACACCGGGTCAAGCGGTCGTGTCATGGAAAAACCCGACAGACGCACGTTTTTTTGCAACCGACGTTTATCGTGGCACAACAAATATTTTCGGCAGCGCAACCAAGATAATGAATAACTATGGTGGTGGATTGGGCCAAGTTATGCAGTTCACCGATACGATTGCTGCTGGAACTTACTATTATTGGGTGCAAGCTGAAGATAGTAGTGGAAGTGTTGCTGCGGCTACTGGCCCAATTAGTGGAGTGGTGGCATGACGGTAAAAGTCAATGTTGTTGGCGGGGCGATGGTTAACGGTGGCAAGCTGTCGCCTATTGTTGCCGACAAGGGTGACGTGGGGCTATCTGCTTATCAGCTGTGGCTCAATGCAGGCAATAAGGGCACGGAAGCAGCGTATCTCGCAACGCTCAAGTCCACGACAGCCGGCCCGAACGGTTGGAGCCCTGCTTTGGCGGGTGAGGCGGACGGCACGCGTACACTGATCAAGGTGGTTGACTGGACTGGCGGCGATGGCACTAAGCCCGCCACAGGCATGTATATTGGGACGACTGGATACGTCACGACTAAGGCCGAGGCGTTCAATTTTAACGCTATCAAGCGCGTCGTTCCAATGTCGGCAGTCACCAACGCACAGGGTATCGCTACATTCAGTCTGACCGCTCTAGGCTTTGCTGCTGTGCCGTCGATAGTATGCCTGCCAGCCACCATGACCGTTCTTTCGGGCACGTCTAGGTCCGTTGTGACGGGAACGACCACTAAGACCCAGGCACAGGTCAAGGTGGACCAAGCGGCGCTCCTGACCGGGGTTGTGACGTTGCTGGTCGGGGCTACAGCCAACATCCTTGTGATTGAAACATGAGGGTGATAGGGTCGCGAGCACAGGAGCCCCACCCATGACGCCTTGCCGGTTCGATTTTTACCTGCCGACGAACGGCGACTACGTGGAGGAAATACCCTTCACCGAAAAAGGTGTCCCGGTGGATCTGACCAATTTGACTTTTCATAGCGAAGTTCGATCGACATACGACGGCCCTACCGTTTATTTGACCCTCAACGATGTGAGCAGCAAAAGCCAAGAGGGTATTCATCGCATTGAGCCCGCAGCCGGTATCATCCAGGTAAGGATCAATCGAGAAAGCATTGACGCCATGTATGATGCGGTTGTCCCGTCTACTTACACAGGTCGAACGGTGCAGATCCCATATGATACGCTTGTAACACTGCCTAACGGTGATATCGAGCAGTGGTTTGGTGGCTACATGATTTTGAATAAAGGCGTGACACAATGACCGAACCACGAGTGATCGAAATGCGTGGTCGCGGCGCACGTGGCGAAAGTCAAGCCGATCTGTTGCGTCGGACTGGCATGTATGGCGTGCTGCCGACCGATACTGACGAGCAGGCTATCGGCAAGTTGAACTCGTCCTTCAACAATCTTCTCGCCAACTACTTGCCTTTGGTTGGTGGCTTCATGCTGGGCAACATCTCCTTCGCTGGAGCCCGCAGAATCACCGACCTACCGGCGCCCACTGGAACTGATCAGCCAGCACGTTTGCAGGAAATTAACGATCTTGATACTACTTTGCGTGCTTTCGTCGCGCAGGCATTCGCTGACCTTTCGAACAGTGCGCCGGAATTGCTC